TCAGGCTGGCTCTAGCCCTGACAGAATAATCTGCAGAGCGAGCCCTTGCTCTTCCGCTGTGAGGCCGAGCAGGCGGCGCTCGGGGTAGCGGGCGATGATGCCGCGGCCGATCTGCTCGCGCAGTCCATATTGGCTGGTCGCGGCGATGCGGGCGTCGCGGCCGGTGAAGCCGACCGCCGCCTCATCAGCCGTCGCAGTCGCCTTCAGGTGCTTGGCGGTCCGCAGCTTGCGGAACATCTGGCCTTTGTCGCGAATGGCGCCAGCGCGGCGGCGGAGGCGATAGGGCGGCCGGGAGCGCGGGGCGAAGGGTTGGCCATCGGGGTCTTGCTGGGCGGCGATCCGGGCGCTTTGGCTGGCGCGGATCAGCCTCGCGATCTGCAAGCCCAGGCGGCGGCGCGCCGCCGGCGAGAGGTTGCCGGCCAGATCCTCGAAATAGGCGGCCAGCGCGTCGAGGTCATCACTCATTCGGGGATCGGCCGGATGATGTCCGGGGCCTGCCAGCGCAGCAGCTCATCGGTGCCGAGGAACAGGCGCCAGAGCCGGGGATTGTCGGCATCGACTTCGGGGGCGAAGCCGGGCTCGATCGGCGGCTCGGGGTGGTGGATGACATCCTGGCCGCCGCCGGCGGCCGGGCGGACGGTAACGCGCTCGGTGAGGGCGAGCTCGATCGCCAGATCGACGCGCTTGCTGTCGAGCAGCTCGGCCTCGAAGCTGATGCCGTCGCGGCGGCGATCGGGGTTGGCCAGGAGCTCATTCTGGTGAACGGCGACCCAGGCGATGAGCGGGACCATGATCTGGTCGGGATGGCCGGCGAAATCGAGGATGAGCAGCTGCAGCCGGTAGCGATATTCGAAGGCCAGCGCCGGCGCGGCGGTGGCAATGAGATTGCCCTTGTCGATGAACATCCGCAGCCGATCGGGATCGATCCGGAGATCGGAGACTGCAGCGGTGAGCGCGGCGCGAAGACTGTCGGGCTTCAGCATGGCGGCCTTCAGGGTGCAGGTGGGCGGCAGGGATCGGCAGTGCGGTGCCAGTTGATCAGCCGCTCGAGCTGGGAGACGGCGGCACGATAGGCCCCGGCCAGATCGATCAGGGCCTGGCGCGCTGGCGCCGGGATGCTGGCCGAGAGGCCGGCCGGAATGCCGGCGGGCCGCGCCGGGCATTGCAGGAGATCGGCCGCCGGCGGATCCTTGGTTTCGACCACCACCGGCGGCGGCGGCACGGTTTCGACCGGCTTATGGCTGCAGCCCAGCAAGACGATTGAGAGCAGCAAACCAGGCAGGATCGACATGATCGCCGTTGAGCGCAGCATTGGCTTTCTCCATATCTTTGGCGGCATCGGCGGCCGAACGGGCGGCACGAATGGCGGCAGCGAGGTCGCGATCAGCCTTGCCCTGGCGTTCGCGTTCGACCCGGGCGAGGACATCGGCGGTCAATCGCGCCTGGTCGGTCCGGAAGCGGGCAAGCGCAGCGACCTCGGCCTTGCACTGGTCGCCGGCCTTCAGCTTGCTCTTTGGGGCCGGTGCGAAGGGGGCGCCAGCGCTGGCGCAAACGACATCGGCCCATTGCCGGTATCGGTCGCGCTCGGCGCGCATGGTGGCGAATTCCCACCAGAAGAAGGCGGCTGCCGCGCCGAGGGCGAGCAGGGTCAACCAGGACCGATGCAGGCCGAGCAGCTGGAGTATGTGCTTCACGAAGCCCATGGTTTGTCTCCTATCGGCGCAGACCGGTCGAATAGGCCATGCCGCCGCCGCGCTTGGGGGTTGCGGTGAGGACCTGATGCCGGTTGGCACCTGGCCGGAACGACACATGGACCCAGCCCGATTCCAGCTTGCCGGGGACGTAGGCCTCGAGGATCAACTGGTCGAAGGCCAGCCCGGACGCCTCGATCGCGCGGGCAAGATCGAAATTGCTCATACCCGGACGCTCGATATCGACCGCCTCGCCCTTGGAGTGCTGCGACGTCGCCGAGCCGCCGATCGCGCGGTTGAGCGCGGCCGAGCGATAGCCGGAGGTGACGACAATCGGGCCGCCGACGCGGTCGCGGAGCGGCTCGAGCAGATCGGTGCAGAGGCGGCGCATGGCCTCGACCGCCGTTGGCGACGGGGTGTTGCGGATCCCCAGGCGCGCGGCGGTCTGGCTCTTGGTGAATTCGGCCAGGCTGAAATTGGGGGAAAGTTGCATCAGCTCGTCCACTTCGAGACGAACTTCATGACGATGTTGGGGATCTGGCCGGCCGCAGCGGAGACGCCGGCAATGAACTTGGGCGCGGTTTCGAAGGCCATCATGGCGATGACAAAACCGAGCGCCTGGCTCGCGAACGGGCCGAAGTTCAGCCATTCGGTGAGGGCCTGGGTGACGTAGTAGGAGACCATGATCCCCACCAGCCATTGGATGACACGCTGGCGCCAGGAGAGGCCTTGCGACCAGGCCTGGCCGACTGCCGATCCCAGCATCGCGGGCGTGAGGGCAGACAGCAGCTCGCGCGCCCAAGTCGGCATCGCAGTCCAGAAATCATGGCTCATCGGCATCAGTTCCAAAGTTGGATGAGATCGAGGTTGAGGGTGCGGACTTCGGCCAGATCGGGGATAAACACCGGGTGGCCTTCAGGCAGGCGGGCACCGAGATCCGCGAGGCCTGGATTGGCGACCAGCACCCGCTCGACCGCGCCGCTGCCAGACCCGCGCACGCGCCAGATCAGCGCGTCGAGCGTTTCGCCTTGCCGGGCAAACACCAGGCTGGGATCCGCATCGCGCGCGAGGTCCGCGACAATGCTGCTCTCGACGATGGTGGCGCCGGCCACAGCGCGCAGCGCAAAGCTGCCCGCGACACTGGCAAGGGTGTCGCTCATTGGCCCACCACGTTGATGGTCTTCTCGGCCAGGACCGTCACGCCATCGGCCGCCATCATCCGGATCCGCACTGGCCGCTGGCCGGACCAGCGCTCGGTGGCGACCAGCTTGGCTGCGCCGCGCGCGGTGACGGCGACCCCAGCCACGCCAGCGCCGTTGCGGTTGCTGCCCTGCAGCGGATTGCCTGGGCGCGCGTTGGCGGCGAAATTCACGCCGCCACGATGGGTCTGATCGTCATAGAGGATGCCATCGAGCGCGCGTTCGGCGGTGGTCTCATCGGCCAGATCGCTCGGGCCGAACGGCCAGCGCCGGCTGTAATCGACGCGCAAATTGGCACCGGCCGCCGCCCAGGCGGTGCCACCATCGGCAGGCGTGAGGACGGCGCGGGTGCCATCGGCCGAAAGGGCGACGGTGAAGGCGGGGTTGCCGGTGGCGGTGAGGGTCTCGCTCTGGCCGTCAGCCCGGCCCCAGGCGACGCCATTGTTGAGGCTGACCCAGAATTGATTCGCGGAGATCGCCGCGCCGTTCAATGTCCGCACCGCGCGGCCGAGCTCGATCTGCACCGAGGCGCGATTGTTGTTGCTCCAGGCGGCGAGGATGCGCGGGCCATGGGCCTTGATGCTGCGGTCAAAATGCCAGGCCAGCACCCGCCCGATGCCGCGGCCGAGGCGGGCCATGCCGACCTGGTTTTGGTCACTGACAGGGCTGCCCGCGCCACCCACGGTCGCGTTGCTGTGGAAGGCGCAATGCAAGCTGCCAGAGGTGCCGCCGGCGGTGGCCGGGTTTGGATTGCCATCGTTGACGACATCGGCCCAATAGGGGCCGAGCACGCCGCGCGTGCCGAGCTGCGTCACGAAATCCAGATGCTCCTGGCGCTTGCTGACAAGGCTGCTGCTGTCACCCGGTTGCCGATGACCGCGCCAAGGTGGCAGCACGACGAACGGCGCAGATGCGGCGTTGCTGAAGCGGGCATCGATCGCGGCGACATAGTTGGCGCGCACCGTGCTGTCGCCGCTCATGTTCGGCGTCCACATCATCAGGTGCAGGTCGCAGTGGCGGCCGAGCGCGGCGGCATACATCTCGACCACGCCGCTGTTGTTGCCGCTGATCGCATCCGGGGCGGCGCCAATCGTCCCGAGATAGCGGAACGAGGCATGGCCCAGCGTGCCGCCCGAGCTGACCTGATCATTGTTGGCCCATTCGGCCATGACCGTGCCGTTGATCGCCATGTTGACCATCAGCAGCGGATGGCCGGGGTTGCTGGCATTCCATTCGTTGAGGCAGAGGATCCCGCCGTGGCCCAGCACGGTCGTTTCACCCGACCGCAGCCGCACGCCCGACACGGCGGGCTGGACATAGGCGGCAGCGCTGCCGGCCGTTTGGTTGGCCAGCTTGACATAGATGCCCTGGGCACCGGCGGCGACGCTGATGGCCAGATAATTGATCGGCGTGGTGCCCTGCTGAAAGACGCGCTCGACCCCGGACTGGCCGTGCATGATGGCCACCGTGCCGGACAGCCAATCGTCGCTGCTGGCGGTCTGGCCCGGCAGCGCGACGTAGCGGATCCGCAACCGGTAGGGGCCGCCAACGGGCAGGGCGTCGCTGATCGACCATGCAGTGCCGGACTGGATGGGCGCCACGGCCCAATCCAGCCCCGCCAGCGCTGCGCTGGTATCCATCCGTTCCCAGCGCCGCTCGACCACCTGGTTCGCGTCACGGGTGCCAATCACCAGCATTTGCCGCGCACCGCGGCCGCCGGCGAACTTGAGGATCGGATCAAAGATGGTGGGGGCGGCCACCGCTGCCGAGACGGCGATGTTGAGCTCGGTATCGCGCGGCGTGTTCGATGCGCCGGCCAGCGTTTCGCGCAGTGTGAAGGTGGCAGTGCCGGAAGCGGTTGGCGTGCCGCTGATCGTGCGCGCCGCGCCGTTGAGCGCCATGCCGGCGGGCAGGCTGCCGCTGAGCAGGCTGATGGCTGATCCGGACGTGGCGCCGATGATGTTGATGGACGAGCTGGCGCCCTGGGCGGCGCTGTTGGTGGACAGTTTCAGGGCGGCAAGGGCCGGGGCGGCCGCGACCGTGATGCTGAGCGCCGTGTCGCGCGGCGTGTTGGTGGCGCCGGCCAGCGTTTCGCGCAAGGTGAAGTTGGAGGTGCCGACCGCCGTCGGCACGCCGCTGATCGTGCGCGCGCCGCCGTTGAGCACCATGCCGGCTGGCAGGCTGCCGCTGAGCAGGCTGATGGTCGACCCAGAGCTGGCACCGCTGATCGCGATCGACGTGTTGCCATTCTGGATCAGCGAATTGGAATCGAGCGCAAGGGCGGACAGGGAGGCCGGGGTCCAGTGCGCGGGTGCGATAGTGGCAACATCGGTGTCGCTGAGGCCGCCGGTGAGGCTGTTCCAATCGGTTTGGATCAGCGGCGCTGTGCCGGCCGCGCCGAGGTTGGCAAGGCCGGCGGCGAAATCGGTGAGCGGCCAATAATAGTCGAGATTGCCGAGGCCCTGGTCGCAGTTGGCGTAGGGCAGGCTGCCGGCATTCTGTGCCGCGACCAGGCTGGCATAGGTGAGGAAGGGGTTGCTGCCAACGCCGGCCAGGGCGGCGATCGCATCATGGTGGGGCCGGTTGTTGACGGTATCCCACGGGAAGTCGCCGGCGACCAGCGCGGCATGCTCGATCGCCACGCCGACCGGGGTGCGCGCGCTGCCCGTGCCGGCGGCCGCGAAGATCTGGCGCATCAGAGCACCGGTGGTGGCGTTGATCCAGCCCGCGGCAATTGCCGTCGCCGCGACCTGGCTGGATGGCGTGCCACTGCCGACCTGGCAGATGGCCGCCCAGCCCCGCCAGACCGGCGACCCGGCCGTGCCGGTGTTGGTGACGCCTTCGATCAACAGGAAGGCGGCCGGGCTGGCGGTCATCGCCGCAAGCGCCGTGAATTGGCCTTCGGCGCCGTTGGTGCCGGCATAAGCCTCGGCGCTGCCGCCGCGATAGCGGGCCCAAGGCTTCAGGGCACTGGCCGCGCCGGAGCCATAGATGCGCAGCGCCGAGTCGTCACCAGAGGTGAAGGTGCCGTTGACGCCTGCCTCGGCGCCGAACATCACGTAGGAGCCGTTCAAGGTGAAGCCGGCGGCCGGGATCCTGATGAAGATCGCGCGCCAATGGCCCATGATCTGGCCGGTCTGGCCGCCGATGGTCCGGCCGAGCGAATAGTTCGGCTTCACGATGGCGCTGGCCAGGCGCAGATCGGTGGCCCCAACAGTTTTGACCGAGATCGTCATCAGCCATTCACCACAGCAAGGCCGGCGGGTTCATCCGCCAGCACGAAATAAGCCCCGGCGGGCGTGCCCCCGGCCGGAACAAGATTGCCGACCACGACCGGGCCCCAGGCGGTGACCACGGTGTTGGCCGACAGCGTGAAATCGTTCGGGCCGGTCGATCCGCCGCCGGGCTGTGCCGCCTGCGTCCCCCAGCCCTGGGCGATCCCGAATGCCTTGTTGGAGCGGTTCGACATCAGCAGATCCCGGCGGCGGCCACGGCGATCCCCGCGTTGCTGCTGTTGAAGAGCCGCACTGTGTCGTTGGCACCAAGGACGACGCCGATGGAGCCGCTGGCATTGAGCGTGCCGGCATTGATCCAGGTGGAATCGTCGGGGCCGAGGCGTTGCAGGACCAGGCCGGTGCCGGTGAAGATGGCTTCGAACAGATAGGATGCGCCGACTACCTGGGTGATCGGGGCGCTGGCCGCGCCAGCGGCCAGGTTGATCGCGGCGCCCAGAGAGCGGGCCGGCGGATAGAGCGCGAGCAGGATGGCAGCCAGTGTCGCCTCGCTGGCGGCGCCGGCCTGGGGCAGCCGGTCGCGCACGGCGAGCAGGCTGGCATCAGCGGCGACGCCGCCGGCCGGCAGCCGATCGCGCACGGCCGCCAGCAGGATCGCCAGCGTGTCGATTGCGGCCTTGTCTTCGTTCGAGAGCACAACCGGGGCCGAGGCGCCCTGGGCCGCGCGGCCGTTCGGGTTGAAATCCGGAACGCTGGCCGGCGTGCCATCGCCCTGGATGATGTTGTAGGGCATCTTGCCTCTCCTAGAATTTTGCCCGCCGCCACAGCAGGGGCAGGAACTGGCTGTTTTCGGGTTGCGTGAAGATCAGGGCGATGGTGGCGGCGTCGGCCTCTTCCACCGTGACGCCGCGGATGAACTCGCCGGGATTGATCACCAGGTGGGTGCCGGGACGGACCAGGACAGCCCGGCGCAGCGGAAAGAATTCCAGCATGTTGCCGCCAAAGGGCTGATCGAATGTCGCCAGATGGGTGATCAGCTGGTCGCCTGGTCCCTGCGATGCCGGAAATCGGATCTCCGCCGCGCTGACGCTGCTGCCGGCCACGGCGGGCTGCACCTGTGCGGGCTGCAGGGCGACGCGCTGATAGGATTGGAAGCTTGCCTCGATGCCAACGTCTTCGAAGGTCGGCGCGGTGCTGAAGGCGGCCAGATAGACCTGGGTTGGCATCGGGAAGCTGGCAATTCCCATGCAATGATCGAGCAGCTTGTTGGCCAGGTAGTAGGACAGCATCAGATCAGCTCAACGGTCGAGCGGCTGATGCCCAGGATGTCGCGGATGGCGAAACGGGCATTGCGGTGGTGGTCGTCGACGGTGAGTTCGGCCTGCTCGGCGCGTTTGCCGCCGGCGCTGGTCGTGTCGGCGGCGCGCTGCAGCTCCGAGAGATCGGCCATCGCCAGGCTATGGACCGCGCGCCGCCACAGGACTGCCAGGCGCTTCTCGCCGCCAATGTCGGGGTTGCGATCGGGGACCTCGGCGAGGGTCTCAAAGCCATTGACCAGCTGCAGGCCCTGCCAGACCGCGAGATCCTGGTCGGCCTCGAGCATCGCAGCCTTCAGGGCATCGGCGAGCCGCTGGTCGGTGATGTCGGTCGGGATGCGCATCGCTGCGCGCGCCGCGGCGAGGGAAAGGGCTGGCCAGAAGGAGCCGAGCGCAACCGTGTCGGCCGCAGCCGGAGGGGAGGATGGGCCGACAGGGGGGAGGGATACAAAGCCGGTCATCGCGTCTGCCTCCCTTCTGGCCTCGCCCCCGGTTTACGGGGGGTGGGGAAGGTTTGGTCGGTGTCCCCCAGGGGTCGCGGGATCCGGCCATCCTTCCGCCCCCCGAGCGCCGGGGGCGAGCTTTATGCCCGGCGCGAGGCCTGGGCGGTTGCGTTTCAGCTCTCGGCGCCGGCCTTGCGGATGGCGCGCTCGAGGGCCTCGATATTCTTCTTGACGCCGGCGGCGGGGTTGAGCTCGACCGCGCGCTGGAAGGCGGCGAGCGCCTCGGCGCGGCAAGCGGACGCGAATCCGGCGATCTGGTTGGTGTCGTCATCGGTGGCAGCATCAGCCGCGGCGACCAGAGCGAGGCCGAGCGCCTTGAACAGCTTGGCGCGGACCTCATCCGGCATGTCGCGGTCGGCGGTAAGCGCTTCGATCTCAGCCAAGATCTCGCGCGGGAAGGTGCCGCCGGCCTTCGACAGGGCCTTGATCGCGGCCTCGCTGGTCTCTTCGACCAGCAGGGTCGCTGCGTCGCGCTTGAAGCGCTCGGGCAGCGCGAGATTGAAGCGCAGCACATGCCGGCCGAGCTGCAGCGCGCGCGGCCAATTCTGGATGTCGATCGCCCAGGTCATCATGGTCGCGACCACTTCATCCTGGACGGCGCGGCCGGAGGCCTCGGCCTCGGCCAGGGCGCCATCGACCCAGGCGTCATAGGCGGGCGCCAGATCGACCTTCAGCGCGATCTTGCGCTCGATCGACTGGATATCGTGCAGCCGGCGGCGGTCTTCCGCCAGCTGCATCAGCATCTGCTCATAGGCCGTGGCGGCCGGGCCTTCTGAAGGCGGCGGCGCGGCGACATCGCCGGACGGCGCATTGCTGGCCGCCGCAGCGGCCAGGGTGCGCTCCCGATGCAGGCGAGCGGGCGACGACATCACCAGCTCTGAGTGATGTTCTGGGCCAGCGCGGCCTTGCCCAGGTCTTCTATGACATAGGCGTCGTTCGAGCTTTCGAAATTCTCGATCCGGTCGCGCTTGGCGTTGTCTTCGATCTTCCGGCGGCGCGCGCCAGTCTGCCAATAGAGCGACAGGTTGTTGAGGCTGGTCACCATCAGCGACGTTGCCGGGAAGAACGGCACGGCCATCGCCGGCAAGTTGCCGATGCGCTTCGTGGCCATGATGGTGTCGCGCGCCAGCTGCTCGCTCGGGGCATCGCTGGCTGCGCCGTTGACGATCGGAAAATATTTGTCGGCCAGGAGCGAGCGGCCGACCACGACCACAAGATCGGTCGACTCGCGGTGCCACGGCTCGATCAGTTCGTTGGTCATGTCGAAGACCAGCGCGTCGAGGTTCCGATAATCATTGCCGGCGGCGGTGCCGACCTTGATCATGTTGGCGCCGGTGCTGGCGCCATCGGACATCACGGCGGCCGGACGTTCCTCGCGGAGTTTCTGCAGCCAGCCCTTGTTCACGTCCTGCAGCAGCGGATTGGCGGCGCGGTCGGTGGTGGCCGCGACAGTGGTGCCGTTGAAGCCAATCATGATCCGGTCAAGCGCCTGGCGCTGGATGATGTGGTTGCGGATCCGCGTCTGGAAATCCGGAAACTTGGCCCAGGCGTCGAGCAGCGCATAGGGAATGAAGGTGTCGAAATCGGTCTTTTCGCAGCGATAGCCGCGGTCATCGAGGGTGGTGACGTTGCGCGGCACGCGTTCGGCGACCGCCGTGTTGGTGCGGCCGGCGATGGTGCCGGACATGCCGAGGCCGATCTTGGCGCCTTCCTGTTCGGTAACGCCGAACATGTTGATGGCGGCCAGGAACGCGCTGGTTTCCTGCATCTTGTCTTCGAGCGTCTGTTGCACCGAAGGCTCGGTGGTGAAGCTGACCAGCGCCGAGTTCACGCCATTGAGCTGGGCAATCTGCTCGCAATAGCGGGTGAAGGCGATGCGGGTGTCGTTGCGCATGGTGTGGTGTCCTTTGACGGGCGGGCGATCGGGTGAATGGTTGCTCGGTGCGGGTGCTGGCGATCAGCAGTCGGTGGCGGTGAAATCGCCGCGGCCGGTCACTGGCTTGCGCTCGCCACCAGGAGCGGCGGTGGCGTCGAGCTTGGCGGTCAGCGCGGCCAGGTCATCGGCGACCTTCTTGGTCTGGGCGGCGGCATCGGCCGACATCTTGGCCAGCGTGTCGGGCAGCGCCTGCAGGGCGGTGGCGATCGCGGACAGCTGGGCGGCGTTGTCATTTGCCGGCGGGGTCTCGGGCTTGGCCGGCGGTGCCGGCGGCGTTTCGGGCTTGGCCGGATCACCGCTGATTGCCGCCTTCACCAGGTTGCGGAAGGCGTCGAGCAGGCCGGGCGACGCTGGCGGCGGGGTGGCGGGATCGGCCTCGATCTCGATGGTGCCAGCCTCATCAGCGGCGGTGTAGAGATTGTTGCTGGCCTTGCTGGCGAAGGCGAGGACCTCGGTGCCCAGCGATGCCGGCGAGTCGGTGGCGGCGATGCCGGCCAGATAGGCCTTGCCGGTGCCGGCGAAGTTCGGGTTGACCTCGATCGAGGTGAAGATCTTCTGGCCGGCGCCGGTGATCCGCTGCAGCTCGGCATTCGGCTCGATCTGGGCGAACAGTGCCAGGCGGCGCTCCGTCTTGCCGGCGATCTCGATATCGATCTCTTCGGCCTTCACGGCGTTGACGTTGCCGTAGCTGAAGAACGGCTTTTCAGGGCTGAAGCCGCGGAGATGCTCGCAGTTGATGCGGGCCATGTAGGTCTGCGGATTGTAGGTGTCGGCGATGTCGGAGAGCCATTTGCGCTCGATGGTGCGGCCATCGCTGAAGGTCTTGCCTTCGACCGCGACCCGGAAAAACTTCGACTTGGCTGGCATGGGCGACTGGTCCTCATCCGCAGTGGCAGGCGAGCGCAGATGGGGGGCTGTCGCGCGCCGGTGATGGCCGGAAGAGGCCGCGAGGGGGGCTTCAGAGGCAAGCGGGGCGAGTTGTAGGGGCGGCCCCTACAACTCCCGCGGCGGCGGCGGCGGCGCGCGGCATGGTTAGCGTGGCACCCGCCCATGGACCTGAAGCCGCCTGCCTTTGACAGCCGTCGCCGCGCGCGAGCCCTCTTTTGGCTCGGGTGGCGGGTGACGGACATTGCCGATGAGCTCGGCCTGAAGCGGCCGACCGTCGAGGCCTGGAAGCAGCGCGACAAGTGGGATGAGGATCCGGTCATCAAGCGGATCGAGACGGTGACCGAGGTTCGCTATTGCCAGCTCATCCTGAAGGACCAGAAGACCGGCGCCGACTACAAGGAGATCGATCTGCTCGGCCGCCAGATCGAGCGTCTGGCGCGCGTCCGCCGCTATCAGGAGCCCGGCGGCCATGAGGGCGACCTCAACCAGAATGTCGCCGATCGGGCGGCCAAGCCGAAGAAGAAGCCGGTCCGCAACCATTTTGACGAAGAGCAGCTCGAACAGCTGAAGGCCAATTTCGAGGCGAAGTGCTTTGGCTACCAGAAGCGCTGGCGGGCGGCGATGGGGGAGCGTACCCGCGCCATCCTGAAGAGCCGGCAGATCGGCGCGACCTTCTATTTCGCCTTTGAGGCCCTGGTTGACGCGGCCGAGACTGGCCACAACCAGATCTTCCTCTCGGCCTCGAAGGCCCAGGCCCATATCTTCCGCGCCTACATGGTGCTCTTTGCCGGCGAGGTCGGCGTGAAGCTCACCGGCGATCCGATTATCCTTTCGAACGGCGCCGAGCTGCACTTCCTGGGGACCAATGCCCGGACCGCCCAAGGCTATCACGGCAATTTCTATTTCGATGAATTCTTCTGGGTCTATGGCTTCGACGTCCTGAAGAAGGTCGCATCGGGCATGGCCGCCCAGAAGAAATATCGGCGGACCTTCTTTTCGACGCCGTCATCGGTGGCGCATGAGGCCTATAAATTCTGGTCCGGCGAGGAATATAACAAGGGCCGGGCCAAGGCCGACCGGGTCGAGATCGACATCAGCCATCGCGCCTTGCAGGGCGGCAAGCGGTGCGCGGATGCGGTCTGGCGCGACATTGTCACCATCCATGACGCCGAGGCCGAGGGCTGCGACCTCTTCGATATCGCCGAGCTGCAGCGTGACAACAGCGTCGAGGATTTCGCCAACCTCTATGAGTGCCAGTTCACCGATGACGCGGAGAGCCAATTCCCGCTGGTGATGATGCAGGGCTGCATGGTCGATAGCTGGCTGGTGTGGCGCGACTTCAAGCCTTTGACGCCGCGGCCTTATGCCGGCGAGGTCTGGATCGGCTATGATCCGCAGGAGAGCGAAAAGGGCGATGACGCGGCGCTGGTGGCGATCGCGCCGCCCAGGGCACCGGGCGGGCCATTCCGCCTGCTCGAGCGCGAGCGCATGAAGGGGAAAGACTTCCAGGAACAGGCCGACGCCATCAGGCGCATGCGCGACCGCTATCCGGGGACCAGCTACATCGGGATCGACAAGAAGGGGGTTGGCGCGGCCGTCTTTCAGCTGGTCCGCCAGTGGTTTCCGACCGTGGTCGGCCTCGAATATTCGGTGATCGTGAAGACCCGACTGGTCCTTCATGCCCAGGCGCTCATCCGGCGCCGGCGCTTCCAATATGACGCCGGGTGGCATGACGTCACCCAGAGCTTCATGGCGATCCGGAAGGTGATGACCGGATCCGGCGACCAGGTGACCTACAAGGCCAAGCGCTCGGCGGGGATCGGCCATGCCGATGTCGCCTGGGCGATCATGAATGCCCTCGACCGCGAGCCGATCGAGGGGACTGAAGCCGCAACCTCGCGCAGCATCATGGAGATCAGCTGATGGGCATTGAGAACGAAGCGCGCGACGCGCGCGGGGCCGAAGAGCAGGGCGCGCTCGCGCGCCGGGATGTCGCCGAGAGCATCACGGCGCCGGCGCCGGAGCCGCGCATGGAGGTCTTCACCTTTGGCGATCCGGAGCCGGTCATGGACAGGCGCGAGATCCTCGACGGCCTCGAGGCCTGGCGCAATGGCCGCTGGTATGAGCCGCCGATCGCGCCGGCGGCGTTGACCCGGGCCTTCCGGGTCGGTCCGCATCATTCGAGCGCGATCCTGGTCAAGCGCAACATCCTGTCGAGCCTGTTTCGGCCGAGTCGGTGGATGTCGCGCGATACCTTCGAGGCTTGGGTCCTGGACTATCTGGTGCTGGGCAATGGCTATCTGGAAAACGTGCCCAGCATGATCGGATCGAGCGCGGAGGTGCGCCGCCTGGTTGGCCGTTACATTCGCCGCGGCGTCGAGCCTGGGCAATTCTTCCAGGTCGAGAATTTCCGGGTCGAGCAGGAGCTGCCGGGCGGCCGGGTATATCAGCTGATGGAGGCGGACCTTAACCAGGAGGTCTATGGCGTGCCGGAATATCTCGCTGGCCTGCAAAGCGCCTTCCTCAACGAATCGGCCACGCTCTTCCGGCGCCGCTATTACCTCAACGGCAGCCATGCCGGGTTCATCATGTATGTTTCGGACGCTGCCCACAACGAAGCCGACATCGATGCCATGCGCCAGGCCCTGAAGAACTCGAAGGGGCCGGGCAATTTCCGCAACCTCTTCTTCTATTCACCGGCCGGCAAGAAGGACGGGATCCAGATCATCCCGATCAGTGAGGTCGCCGCGCGCGATGAATTCCTCGGCATCAAGAACACGACGCGCGATGACATCCTGGCCGCGCATCGGGTGCCGCCGCAGCTGCTCGGTGTGGTGCCGCAGAACAACGGCGGATTCGGCGATGTCGCGCGCGCGGCCGATGCCTTCTATCGGCAGGAGATCATCCGCCTGCAGCGCAAGCTGGTCGGCGTCAATCGCTGGCTTGGCGTCGAGGCGGTGGCCTTCGATGATTATGCGCCGATGGCGGTGGGGGCGGCTGCCGCGGCGACCAGCTCGTGATAGGTTGTGGATACTGGGGACAACGGAACATCTGCCGAACAACGGCGCTCGACTCGATAGTTAACATTGGATAAAGAGAAAAAGCCACCGGACGATTGCAGCGCCCGGTGGCTTCGATCGACGACCCGCGTGCACCACGGGTCTCTTTGCTAGCTTGCAAGCGATACGCTTGCAGGTGAGTCGCGTCAACCGTGATGCACGCGTTCATATAAAGGACGCGTTATGCCTCGCTACCTGATTACCTACGACAACCATGCGCCGCGTGACTACACCGGTGTCTATCGCCTCATGCAAACCTGGAATGCCGTTCGGCTTACCAAGTCACTGTGGCTGGCCAACCTTGTTGGGCCGGCTCCTGTGGTCCGCGATCTGGTCCAGGGCGTCATGCAGTGGAACGATACAATCGCCGTGATCGAGCTTCAGCCCGGCGCGGACTGGGCGACTTCGTTCGTGCCGCCGGCCGCTGCCAATTGGTTGTCCAACAACGTGACTCCCGCGGCCGCATAG